GCAGCGCGGCGTACAGGGCTGCGAGGACGGCGTGCACGAGCGCGGAGAACGCGGGGCGGCTGGGCAGCTACGAGCGCGCGGCTCGTCTCGGCATCCCAGTGGTCAAGGAATGGATTGCCGCGCACGACGGGCGTACACGCGACAGCCACAGGGCGCTCGACGGCCAGCAGGCCGACCCAGACGAGCCGTTCGAGACGAGGTTCGGGCACCTGATGTACCCAGGCGACCCGTCGGGGGCGACGGCGGACGTCGCCAACTGCCGATGCACGCTGCGCGCCCGCGTGAAGGGCTACGAGGACCGCCAGGGCGAGCGCTGGGCGAGGTTGCCAGAGGACATGACGTACGACGAGTGGGTGGACGCGAAGGCCGTTAGCCGAGCCGAGAGCTACGAGAACCCGTGGACGATACAGGCGCCAGGGTGGATGCCGCAGAACACGGCAGGAGCCGCCGTAGAGACGCAGGTTGGAAGCTTCGCGGGCGTTGTCGACGGCTCGGACATACTCGCCACATGGCAGCGCAGGTCAGATGAGTTCGACTTCGAAATCGAGGACGTGATGAACGCCCAGGGCTTCGACGGCAAGCCGCGAATCGTGGACGCCGACGAGTTCGACCGCGCCGTGAAGGCTGCGAACAACGGCGACGGCCTCGTGATGCAGCGTTCCTACTCCGCGCCAGACCAGGCGACGCTCGACGCCTACCGCGACATGCTCTACGACGGCAAGTGGTACGTCGACTGCTCCACGGGAGGTTCCCAGTACGGCCAGGGCATGTACGCAGCCGCCGACTACACTGGCAAGGTCACGGCGGACATGCAGAGGGAGATGCGTCACTACACGACGCTCAACCAGGGCAGGCTCGGCGCCCAGCCGCTATCTGACGAGGGCAAGGAGGCGTTCCTGCGCAAGTGGGTGGGCGAGAACGTGGCCGAAGCTGACAGGGACGCGGCGTTCACCTACCTCAAGTTCGAGTCGCATACTGGTAACGTGGCGTGGGCCGACGTAGGCAAGGCTGTGGAGCACCTCGGCGAGGAGAAGCGCCTGTCGTTGCTTGAGAGCGGAGTCCATGAGGACGTTCACCAGATGCTCGACGGCCACAGCTACGTCGAGACCATGACGCTCGACCCGAGCGCGAAGGTCATCTCGTTCGATGACATAACGCGCGAGAAGTCGGCGTTCTTCGCCGAACAGAGAAGGAGCGCAACTGAGTTCGCCGACATAAAGTCATGGGGACTCACCGATGCGCAGCAGGCCATCGCAGAGGATTACCTATACGGCATGATTGGAGGCACGCAGCTGTCGCCAGCGACTATGGCCAAGGCGTTCGAGGAGCTTCCGCAGAGTGCAATCGATAGAATCTTCAGCATATCGGCGACTAGCCAGTACACTGGCGTCGCGATTCCAGTCGATATGGATATAGGCGCTTTCGCCGCAGCTAGGGGCTACGATGCAATCAACGCCGTCGGGCACGGCGCGTCTGGCAGCTACACCGTCGTCCTCAACCGCACGAAGCTAATCATAAGGAGGCCAGAATGACAGAGTTCCTGAGAGACCCCGAGACGGGCTACCTGTACGCGTACCGAAACGGAAAGCTCGTGGGACCAGTCGTCGCGATGGGCGAGGAGCCGCCAGCGGAGCCGAGCCGCGACCTGTGGGCGGAGGCGCATCCGAATGGATAAGCCACCGAAGGGGTTCACAGCCGTCCCGCGCGGCGACATATCGGAAGGCGGGAAGCGTCTCATGCGGGAGGCTGGGCTGTCCGACTACGAGGTTCAGGGCCTGACCGACGGCGACGTCGCTGGAATCGAGGTGCTGGCCGACCATACCAACGATGTCATATCGGAACTCGACACGGCGATGGCGCGCGCTCTGGAGGCAATCGGCCTGGAGGCCGAGGGCGACTGCAAGGAGGTGACGCCCGTCGACACGGGACGCCTGCGCAACAGCATCACGCACGCGCTCGACTCCGACGGGAAGGCCGTCGTCGTGGGCACGAACGTGGAGTACGCGATGTACGTGCACGACAGGACGCCGTACCTCACGGGGCCGATACAGGCGAACAGGGGCCATTACGAGCGGGTGTTCAACGACATGCTCCGCCGATGACGGGCGCGTGACGCGCCGCGTACCATGTAGCCGTCGGGGCCATACCGACATTCCTCTCTCGGAGCCGCCAGTGCGGGAACGCTGGCGGCTCTCCCTTTTTGCCCGAAAGTTTTCAAAGTTTCCTATTGCACAACGCTAAACAATGCGCTATAATAATACATGTAAGGAAGGGAACGGCGAGAACCACATCGGGGTTGGCAATGGCAGCGGCCCTGGCCCCGAGGCCTGGAAAGCCGATACCGAGGAGACAGGAGAGGGAAATGACCACCAACGAGGCGAAGCGGGTTTACTGGACAGAGTTCAACGAGGCGTACGAGCGGATGTGCTCGAACCTGGCGGAGCTGACGAACGGCGAGTTCAACGGGTACAACCGCATCGAGTTCCACTTCAGCGAGGACCCGAACGACACGACGGCGGAGAAGCCGTGGAAGCGCCGCAAGGTCATGCAGGTCAACTGGGCGGCAATCGGAACCGTGACAGCGGACGAGACGGCGTCGTTCGCGAGGGCGCTCGCATATGCGGCGGAACTCGCGGCGGGGTTCGAGTACAACGGCTACAAGGTCTACGACGATTGCGAGACGGCCTACGGTGACTAGGCGGAACGCCCGAGCGCGGGCGGGCCAAGACCCGCACAAAACCGAGGAGACAGGAGAGGAAAATGGCAATGTTCATCGTTAGCTACCGCAGGGACGCCGATGGCGTGTGCTGCACCAACATCGCGGTCGCCGAGAACCGCGAGCAGGTCGAGGCCGAGTATGGCGAGTGCGACTTCATCGCAATCAATCCAGCGAAGGTCCACGAGGTCGAGGCGCTTCGTCGGCGCGGGTGCCCAGTCGTCGAGTGCAAGGACCGTCACGACATGGTGGTGACGCCCGAGCAGGTAGCCAAGGCGCTGAGGGTTCTCGACGTAGCTTTGGCAGGCGAGGAGGCGATGCTGGACGGCGGCGACGAGCGCGGCGCGGAGATGTACTCGAACGAGGCGCTTGGAATCGCCCGCGTACTCGACGCGCTCGGCATTGAGCACAGGCCGTTATGGTAAGCCGAGGAGAGAGGAGAGGAATCATGGCGAAGGTGAAGGCACTGGACCTGGCGGTGTACAGCAACGAGCGCACGCGCCGCTGCGCGAACGGCGGCTGGACGGAGGAGCACGACGGCCTGTACGTCGCGTGCCCAGAGGGGTGCTGGGAGGTCGATGAGGACGACCCCGCCCTGTTCGACCTCATCCGAGGGCCGTTCGGCATCGTGTACCTGCGGCCGCGCAACGGCGGCGAGGGCGTCGGCCCGATGATGGGAGGCAGCTACGCGGGCACGAGCGACAGCCGATTCAGCCGCATGTGCGAGGAGCTGACGGGCCACCCGTGGCACGGGGCCGTGGCGGTTCATGACCGCTACGAGTCCCAGGAGCTTTACGACCGCCTGAGCCGCTGAGACCGCTTCTGCGGGGCGCTCCGAGTACGGGACGCCCCTGCGCCCGCCCGCTGGAAATCAGGGCCGCAAACCGCCTTAAAATTTACTATTGACAAACGTTAACCATAGCGTATAATAGGACATGTAAGGCAAAGCCGAGGACGAAGGAGAGAGCGATGAGGAACTTCAACTACAGCCCGACCTACGCGACGCGCGAGGCCACCGAGAGCCACATCCGCGAGATTCGCGACGAAATCACGGCGATGAGCGCCGTGCACGACGGGACGATGGGCTACACGACGAGCATGAGCATCATCCGCCACCTCCAAGCCTTGCGGCAGAACCTCGAAAACGACCTCAAGTACTTCGACGCAATCGACCGCGCGATGGAGGAAGCGGTCAGGTAACGGGCACCGACCCGAGGCGGGGGCGGGCAATCCCCCGCGCCGAGGAGACATTGGAGAGGAGAACGGAAATGGCTGCGAGGATACCGATTGGCAAGGGAAACGGCACCACATGGGGTAGGTCGAGGAAGGCAAACTTCACGTGGAACATGCTCGTCAAGGTGTTCCTGGACGGCGAGCAGGTGACGGGAGCCGTCAGGGTGCGCGATACGCACGAGTGGGACGAGTACGAGGTCGACCACGTGTTCGGGTACAACAAGGTCACGAACGTGTACCTGGCGAGCGGGGAGGTGGCCTAGCATGGAGTGGGTGTACGACGATGGCGGCAGGAGCCGCTACTTCAAGGCCGAGCACGTGGGCGACTGCGTGTGCCGAGCGGTGGCAATCGCGACGGGCAGGGACTACAAGCAGGTCTACGACGACATCAACAGGCTGGCGAAGTCCGAGCGCACGGGCAAGCGCAAGCGCGGCAGGAGCAGCGCGCGCGACGGCGTGTACAAGGGCACAATCCGCAAGCTCATGGCCGAGTACGGCTGGGAGTGGGTGCCGACGATGCAGATAGGGCAGGGGTGCAAGGTGCACCTGCGGGCCGAGGAGCTGCCGAGCGGTCCGCTGGTGGTCAACGTGAGCACGCACACCACGGCCGTCATCGACGGCGTGTGCCACGACACGTACGACCCGACGCGGAACGGCACGCGCTGCGTGTACGGGTACTTCCGACCGCCGCAGCCGCCGACGTGGCACGAGGGCCACGGCAGCACGCCGCTGTTCCGCGAGAAGCTGGAATGCATCGCCGACGACATGGCGGCGGGGTTCATGAGCGCGGCGGAGTTCGGACAGCTGTGCGAGCGCGCGGCCGAGGAGTACGCGGGGGTGTGGGAATGAGCATCTTCGACGTGAACGACGCCCTCCAGCGGGCCTGCCCTCCAGGCCATTGGGTATGGTGGTGTCCAGTGTTCATCGCTGGCAAGCCGTCGACGGAAGTAGCGTATGTCGCAAACAGCCACGCGAGCACCGAGCTGGGCACCGCCGACGAGCCGCTTGAGGAGCTGCTTCTGAGGTTGCCCGACATGTGCGAGCTGGTCGACGCGCTCAAGGCCGACAAGATGGAGCGGCGCGGATGGTGAAAAATTCCCGAGCTATTTTCTGATTCTCGCTTGCAAACGTTAACATTGTGATATAATAAGCATGTAGGGGAAAGACGGACGGCAGGGAGGCCCGAGATGATGACCAAGAAGCAAATCGCCGAGATGTACAAGGGCAAGCGATACGACGAGAGCGACCGCTTCAGCACCATCACGACGATAGCGTTCCACGGTGACTACGCGGTACTCCTGAGCGGCAAGTACGACCCCTACGGCGGCGGCTACGACGTGGAAGCCTGCATCGACCGCAACACAGGCGAGAACGTAATCGAGGGACACCATAGGCCATGCGACAACAAGGAAGACGCAATCGACGTGGCCTACGAGATGATGGCGTAACGGCGACACACCGAGGAGAACGGGGAGAGACATGCTGGAATCAATCACGGTGAACTACGAGGCGCGGGACTTCTTCGGCAACCTGGAGCTGCGGAGCGACACGTGCCACTGCCCGAGCGGCAAGGATGTCGACAGGGCGCTCAGGGCCGTCACGATGGGTGGCGTGTACGCCCACTTCGCGTACGGCGACGGCCAACGGGACTGCGCCTACCGCGACGGCCTGGACGAGGAGCAGGGCACCTGGACGCTCATCCACTGGGTGCGCGACAACAGCCAGGATGCGCCCGAGCGCGTCGAGCCCAGGGAGGCGCGCAAGCGCATACGGGCGGCAATCAAGGCGTAGCGCCAGGGGCGCAGAGGCGGCGTCTGCGGGCCGTTCCCACGGCGGGACGGCCCGACGCCCGCCTAGTGCGGGACGGCGGCGCGCACGGCCCCAGAAATTCCCGAAAAATAGTTATTGCGCAAACGTAAACAATGGGCTATAATTATACATGTAAGGGAAACCGAGGCACCGAGGAGCCGAAAATGACGAAGAACGGCGACCTACCGAGGAGCGAGGAGAGAGCGATGAAGCGCAACGATTACACGGTCACTACTAAGTCGAAGAAGACGGGCCTTCAGAGCATCAAGCATTTCGACGACGAGACCGAGGCGCGCAAGTGCGCGAAACGCAATGAAATGAGCGGATGCTTCGAGTTCGTAATCATGCGCGACTCCAACGGCATCCGTTGCGGCTTCAGCGGAGAGAATCCGTTTTAACGACCGACCGAGGAGACAGGAGAGGGCGATGGCGTACACGGTCCACAAGTACAGCGGAGGCACCTACTGCGGGATGGCCGAGGGCAGGGAGAGCCTGGATGCCTGCATGGAGTACGCGGATGACGGGTTCTGCGATTACGCGAGGATAGTCAACGAGCGCGAGGACGGCACGAGGCAGGTCATCAAGGTGCATTTCGAGCCGACCGAGCGCGGTTCGGAATGGTACGCGAGCCACGAGTACTAGGGAGGCAATCATGGCGACGGTTGAAGACTACGACGGCAGGGAAATCGAGTTCGATGCGGTGGTCCCGTACATGGACCGCGAGCTGGCCGAGGAGCTTCACGCCGAAAGCATCGAGGACGAGCAGGAGTTCTTCGAGCGCTACGCCGAAGCTCACGCGGCGAAGTTCGACGGCGAGGAGTTCGCGCCGTACTACGGCGGGGCATGGTAAGGAGGTCAATCATGGCGAGGACGTACGCATTCGAGAGCGCGAACGCGGGCACGATGGAAATCAGCGTGACGGGCGATTACGCGAACGGCTGCAAGGACATCGACGCGTGCTTCGAGGGCGGCGACCACTCGTGGCTGGAAGCGGACGACGCCGACGAAATCATGCAGTGGCTCGTCGACCAGGGCGTGGAGTTCGAGAGCGACCGCAGCATGGCGTTCAACCGCGCCTACATCCAGTCGGTGCTCATCGACGGCGACGCGACCGAGGCGGGGCTGCTTGACGAGGCGGCTGCGTGGACGGAGGAGGAAATCGGGCGCAAGCTCCAGTTCATCGACAGATAGGAGGATTATGGGAGTAGACGGGTACATGACGTACAGGGAGGCGGCGGAGGCGCTGGGGGTGCAGGTCCAGCGCGTCCGCCAACTGGTGCGCAGGGGGCAGCTCGACGGCGTGACGGTCGGAGGCGTGCCACACGTGACGCCCGAGAGCGTGCGGGCGCGAATCGACTCGAAGCCCAGGGCGGGCAACCAGAACCTCGGGAGGAACGCGCCCGACATGCCCGAGGGGTACATCACCGCTGGGAAGGCGGCGGAAATCCTGGGCGTGACCGTCCCGCGCATATCGGCGCTGGTCGCCGACGGGCAGCTCGTCGGCGAGAAGTTCGGCGGCTGGTACGGCGTCACGCGGGAGAGCGTGGAGGCGCGGGCCGCTGGCGAGCTGCTGCCGTCGAGGGCGGTCGAGGCCGAGGAGGTCGGCGGCTACGTCACGCTGACCGAGGCCGCGCGGATGCTCGGAATCAGCAAGGGCCGCGCGTCGCAGCTCGTCAAGCGCGGCGGCATGCGCGGCGTGCACGAGGGCAGGGCGCTGCTGATACCGCTGTCCGAGGTGGAGCGGCGCAGGGCCGAGAACCCTGGCCCTGGCAACCCGAACTTCTGGAAGGAGCCGCGAGGGTAGCGGCGCGAACAACCGAATAGAGCAACGGAGAGCCGCCCTGCTGGGCGGCTTTTCCATGTGACGCCCCTTCTACCGTTATCGGCGTAACCGAGCGGGAGGGGGCGTCTCCTTTGTCCGAGCACGACGAGCAGGCGGCGGTCGTGGAGTACTGCGACCTCAAGGGAATACCAGTGTACGCAATCCCGAACGCGGGCAAGCGCAGCCCGCAGGCGGCGGCGTACATGAGGGCCGAGGGGCTTCGCCCTGGCGTCCCAGACCTTTGCATCCCGAGGGCGCGCGGCGTCTACCACTCGCTCTACATCGAGATGAAGCACGGCGCTGGCAAGCCGACCGAGGCGCAGGCCGAGTGGATAGCGCGGCTGAGGGCCGAGGGCATGTGCGCGTACGTGTGCTACGGGGCCGCGAACGCCATCGCGCTCATCGACGCCTACATGGCCCTGGAGCCGCCCGAGGGGCGAGTGTGACACCCCGAGTATAGTCTCGAATATAGGCAAATCGCGAGGAACCGCGACCGAAGCAAAGGAGCTTGAATTGGCACTGACGAGGAAGATGCTGACCGCGATGGGAATCGAGTCCGAGAAAATCGACCAGATTATCGAGGCCCATACCGAATCGACCGACGCGCTCAAGGCGAAGGCAGAGGAGGCGGAGGCGAAGGCCGAGGAACAGCGCGCGAAGGCGGCGAAGGTGCCCGCCCTCGAAAAGGAAATCGAGGAGCTGAAGGCCGCCGACGAGAGCGGCGAGTGGAAGTCCAAGTACGACGAGGCGAAGGCGGAGGCCGAGCGAATCCAGGGCGACCTGGACAAGCTCAATGGCGAGAAGGCGGCGCTGGAGGACGAGTTCGCGTCCTACAAGAGCGGCGTCGAGGCCGAGAAGGCGGACGCCGAGAAGCTGGAGCTGTACAAGGGCCTGCTGCGCGAGATTGGTCTTGACGAGAAGCGGGTGGAGAAGGCCGCTCGGCTCAAGCCGCTGGACGAGCTGACCGTGGAGGAAGGCGCGCTGGCTGGCTACGAGGAGCTGAAGAAGGCCGAGGCCGAGGAATGGGCCGAGTTCATCCCGCAGAGCAACGGGACGCACGGCCAGAACGTGCCGAACCCGCCGAGGGGGAACAACGTGCCCGAGGGTGCCGACCCCGAAATCGCCAAGATGCTCCAGCAGCGCCACGAGGACCTTTTCGGCAAGGCCGAGGAGTAAGACACTAGAGAAGAAGGAGCGAACCATGTCCATGATTGGTTCTTCCAACGGCCTCGCGTTCAGCGCTGGCCGCTTCCTGGCGGACGACGAGCAGTGCGTGCGCCAGACGGCAACCGTGGCGGCAAACCACGCGGCTGTCATCACCCGAGCGGACGGCACGAAG